TTCGGCATCGTTCGCCGCTGGTGGTGGCACGGCGGTTCTCTTCCACTCTGGCGTTTCTTACGCCCTGAGTTACACCGGCACAACCGGATCTAGCCTGACTGGTGTTCTGCTGACCAACGCAACGGGCGTGACGCCTACCGCCGCAGACATTGTCTCGACTGGTTCCTACGCTCTGACCGACAGCCCCAAAGTCGTTTCTCTGGTCTTCACTGACCCATCAAGCGGCCATCAAGTCACGGCTCAGATGTCACAGGTTCAGTTCACTGACCCGAAGCGTGACCGCTCAAAGGCCTACGTCGAAGTTGACGCCACGTTCACGGCGGAGGCCAACACAACCGACGCAGTCTCAGCCGCTGGTGGTGGCTACTCGCCCATCAAGATCACGGCAACCAACGCAGTCTCAGCCGTCTACTAATCTCAACTAAACCAAAACGAATAGGGAAGGGAGTTCCTGTGATAGTTGCGCTACCGAATAACGAGTCAGCGACCTTGCGCGAGTACGACGAATTGACCGAGAGACAAGCGCGTCGAATCCGTGCAGCTCTTCGGGGAGCTTTGGCGCAAGTTGGCCAGGCCGCTCAGATGGGTGTCACCGACGATCCGAAAACCTGGGAAGCACTCAAGGGTCAAGACGAAGAGCGCACAGCCATAGACCTCTACACCGACCAGTGCATTGTTGAGATGGTCAAAGCCTGGACACTCGGCGACCTGCCAACACTTGAGTCCGTTGCCGACCTGCCCCAAAAGACTTACTCAATCCTGGGCGAGTCAGCCGTTGCCGTCACGCGTGAGACTGAGGACTTTGACGAGGTGAGTCCAGACCCAAAAGTGGGTACAGGAGACTTGAACGTCTCCGCGCCCACCTTGTCGGGCGTGGTCTCGAACCAGTTGACCCCGACATCGCCGACCAGTGGAGGGAATACAGTTACCGCCAACTGATTCCAATGTCGCACGAGCAATATCTTTCAGAACCGTCTACCGTAGTTGATTGGACGTTGCGGTTAGATCGGTTGAAAGGTCAGGTACAAGAGGAATGGCAACAACAGTCGTCTTAGACGGTCTTCATCTCTTCAAGGACACACTCACCGACATTCAGAAAAAAGCCGACGCCTACATGCTCAAAGCCGTTCGGGAGATGGCACAGGTTGTCATTGAAGACGCTCGCAAAGAGTTCACCACCGTTGCTCTCGACGCCCAGGGCGGCGAACGTCTTTTAGGCAAGGGTGAGAAGTTGCTGAAAGGTGAGAAGTTGTCACGCAAGGGCGCGCACCAGGGCGGAGACAGGCCGAACATCAGAACTGGCTACCTGGCGAGATCCATCAGGGCCGACTTCTCAATCATTGGCATCGGGCGAGCGCAGGCCGAGATCGGCCCAAGAGCCGCATATGGGCGCAGAATCGAATTGGGCTATCCTGGTGGCGAAGGGCGAGGCCAGGCCAAGACGCGAGCGTTCCCATTCCTCCGACCAGGACTAGAAAAAGCCATGCCAGAGATCACCGAAATCTATGAGCGGAACATGGCCGCCGCTTGGAGGGCCTAATGGCTGGCGAATCCTTACTTCCCCCAGTAGTTGCCGTACTTCTTGCCGACATCAAAGAGTTCACGGCCAAGATGGAAACGGCCAAGGGCGAGATGGACGACGTCGGCGCAAAGGGCGCAGGTCTTGGCAGTCAAATGGCCGCAGGATTAGCCGTCGCTGGCGGAGCAGTCGGCGCTTTGGCCTTGGGCGTTGGTGTTGTCTCGACGAAGATGGCGATGGACTTTGGCTCAGCCATGACCTCGGTGCAGAACAGCGCCGGTCTCTCAGAAGCCGCCACAAAGAATCTGCAAGATGCCTTCCTCAACACTGCCTTCAAGACCGAGTTCTCTGGGACTCAAATTGCTCAGGCTTACGCCACCGTCGCAGGTCAATTAGAACTGCTGAACGGCAAGCAGCTCTCGACCTCGCAGGCGATGGACTTCGTCAACAAGGCCAGTGACCTAGCCACAGCAAAGCAGATCAGTCTCTCTTCCGCTATGAGTGCCACCACGCAAACGATGAAGGCCTTCCAAGTTCCTGTCGCCCAGGCTGGCACGGTCACGAACGATCTCTACGTCACGTCAGGTCTGACCGGATCCTCCATTGACGCTCTCGCAGGACAGTTCACCAAGATGCACCTCAAGTTGGGCGACTCTATTCCTTCCCTGGGCGATATGAACACGCTCATGGTTGATATGACTTCACACGGAGTCGGTCAAGGCCGAGCACTCATGACGGTCACCGGTGCCATGACCAAACTTCTTGACCCATCAACGAAGAACGTGCAAGTGCTTCAAGATATGGGGATCCACGCCTACGACGCCACCGGCAAGTTCGTCGGAATGGGCGACATCATTGGTCAGTTGGCACCAAAGTTCGCCGGTCTCAATCAAGAGCAACAGATCCAGACCGCCACAACCTTGTTCGGATCGAGCGCCGCCTCTGCGATGTTGACCCTTGTGAATGCTGGCCCAGCCGCTTTTGACGCTTCAGCCAAGTCGATTCAGAACCACGCTACGGTCACCCAAGGAGCCGCAATCCAATCTCAGAACCTAAAGAATCAACTCAATATCCTTCAATCTGGGCTGAGTGACGTTCTCATCAAGGTGGGTCTCAAGATCGTTCCTCAAGCACAACAGATTCTCGACGCAGTGTTGGGTAAACCTGGAAAAGGTTCGGCCTACGACATCACGCTCAATGTCAAGGAGTTCGTGCAGTCAGTCGCCGGAGGCAAAGGCACCGGCACGGGTGGGTTCTGGGGAAATGTTGTCAAGGCTGTTGGTCAAACCTTCAAGGACATCGCTGGAATGGGCTCAGGAACCGTTGCCTCTGCCTACGGTTTTGGTAAGTCCGGCATGGACGTATTGGGAGCAATCGACCCTGTCGATCTGATATCACCAAAAGGCGGCTTTGGAAACTTTGCACCAGCCGCTTCTGCCTTTCGACAGGGCGTTGGCGGATATTTTGCGGGGAACAGGTCAGCAAATGATCTCATTGACCTCTATCATGGTGCTGGCAACTCAACGACTGCCGGTGGTCGATTACGTACACAAGGGAATCAACTATATCCGTCTGCTTTTGGATCTCCACCAGCACCAATGGGGCCTTTCCTTCCCAAGCACATTGACACCTCTGGCAGTAAGGTCGACACCTCGGGAAGCACGCACCACATCGACAGGGTTGATCACTTGCAGGGCGGCAATATCGACATCATCGGAAACGCCGCAAGTCACCTGGGCGTCTTGCCTCAGATCTATCAAGAACTTGCCAAGAAGGACACGGTCAACATCAAAGTGAAGGTCGGCTAATGGCCAAGGACTACAACATCGACGTGCAGTTTGATATGAACAGTCTTGTCCACAAATTGCTCAACAACGATGAGTTCACTACGGCTCTGGCCGAGATCATCAGGTCAAACATTCTCAAGAACGCCAGATCCTACGGAACGGTCTTGGGCGGCTACGCCGGAACCAATACGCCTGCTTTCCAGAACCTGACGGCAAATGCTGGCTCGTTGAACCAAGCGGCTCAGGGATCGTGGCAAACGGTTAGTGGCAAGCGAGTCTGGGTGCACAACTAATGACCCAGGGCTTTACGGTTCCAGGTCTATCAGTCCAGTTCGCCTTCAACGACCTGAGCACACGAACAACTCCACAACCCTATTCGCCGCGCTCCATCATCATCAACAGTTCGGTGGCGCTCACGACGACATCAACGGTCAACATCTCAGTTAGCACTCTCGGCAACATTCAGCAAAGTCTGTCAACTTACGCCATCGCCGGTTCACTTCCCATCTTTCACCTGGGGACTCAATACACACTCAACTGGGCCTACGCCAACAACAACACTCTCTACTCTTGTTATCTCACGTCTGGCTCATTCACGACAACGGCCTACGTTGACTATCTGGCAACTTGGGTCTGGTACGAATCGAACATCTACCTGCGTGACTTCACAACAAAGATGGGTCGCCAACACGAACTAGACCGCACTGAGTCGTCAAGTCTGACGCTCTCGCTCGACAACCGAGATGGCCGCTGGTTCCCCTGGAATACGACCTCGTTCACTTACACCGCAACCAACGTCTCTGGCACAGGGTCGTTCACATCGTCAAGCATTCTCACTGTTGGCGTACCTGTTCGAGTGCTGGCCACTTGGAATGGTGTGCAATACCCTGTCTACTTTGGCTACGTCACCGCCTGGCAACCATCGTCACCTGACGAAGTGAACTCAGACTGTGCCGTTCTTGCGTCAGACATCTTGAAGAACCTGTCACTGACTCGACTATCTAACTCCAACCTTTACCAACAACAACTGCTCTCACCACTGGCGTCGAATATCTACGCTTCTGGTGGTGGCTCTTACAACATGGTCACGCCAGAGATGTTCAGGTGCAACGATCAGTCTTCTATTGTGACTGGCCTATCTCTTCAGAACACCGGCCCCTCAGCCTTCGTTCAGAGCACACAGGTTTTGCTTCTTCCAGGTTTCTCATCGCAACTGGTCTTCGCGTCGTCTAATAATCTTGGAATCACGCTCAAAAACTTACCGACTACTGGTGGTCAGTTCACCTACAACCACCAGGGGCAATCTTTCGTAATCAGTTACTCGTCTTACTCTGGTGCGGCTGGTGTCTATACCTTCAACGGTTGTATCTTGCAGGGACAAACAAGTTTTTACACGGCTCTCGGGGACTACATTGTCGGCGGTCAGGTCAAAGCAGTTATCAAATCAACGTCAGCAACTGCTACGCCGAACCTTCAACAACAAGGGCCAATGGCCTACGACCCGAACTGTGGTGGGATCTCTCTTGGGGTAGCCGGAGCCAGTCCGACGTACAACGGTTTCATACAGCTGCAAAACTCGACCAACATCTATCCCAGCACCGGAAATAGGTTCGGATTCACGATGGAAGGTTGGTTTCAGAACGCTTCGACTGGTGACGTTCTGCTCACGATCTATGACGGATCAGGTACGCATACGGCATCAACGGGCTATCAGTTCTTTGTCAGCGTCAACTCTCAGGGTTCACCAGAGTTCAGAATCGACACAATCACATCGGGAGCGGCCTACACCGTCTTTGGATCTCAACAGAACATCGACGTGACCGATGGAAACTGGCACCTTGTCAGTATGACTCTTATGCAAGACGCCAACAATGGTGACATCGCCTTTCAGGTCTACGTTGACGGAATCCTCGCTTGCAACGGAGAGACCGCAATCGTCACAGGGGCAGTTGTGCCAACTCAAGTCCTGTGGGGCGGCACCTTGGGCCTCGTGTCTACCTTCGCATCACCTATCTACACCGCCTACACATCAGCAACGGTTGCCGACATAGCCTTTACCGCAGACCCAACACCCTCAAACCTGTCACCTTCCTACGCTTCCCTTGCACCCAATCGCTATCGAGTCGGTTCACACTTCAAGTCAAACCTGGCGGTCTCACCAGTTGGCGCAAGCCCTACAGCCCTGACACCAGGAACCGCCGCAACTCTGCCGATTACTAACGTCAACCAGTTCTCTCAGACCGGTGGCAGTGCAGTCATCGTTCACCCTGTCAACTCAACGACCACAACGGCCTATCCAATCACCTACACCGGAGTCGTCGGCTCGAACCTTACCGGTGTTCTGCTCAACCAGGGCTTCTCGACCTTCACGCCTACAACGAGCACGGACACCGTCTTTGCCACGCAAACAGCAACAACAGGATCACGGATTCTTGAGACTCTTCAAGTGGCTCAAGTCATACCGGACAATTCCAACTGGACTCTTCAGACCCCACCGTTGAACTTGACGCAAGGCACGGTAGTTGGCGTCAGCAACGAACCATCAACCACCTACTCAACGACTGCTCTTGACTATTCCTTTCAATACGAGGACACGGAGAATGGTTTCTTTTATCAAGATCAAGCAGGAAACCTTGTCTTCGTCAACCGTTTCTATCCTCAGATCCACTGGCAAAACCCTGTCCAAGTGAGCGACGGAGTCACAGATGTCACCGTCGCTCACTACATGCTCG